TTTCTCTACTTGTGTACTAATACCATTGTATACAAAGCCATCATCCACTACTCTTTTGAAATTTTTATCTAATCCCAAAGTTGGAGGAGTACAGTCAGCGCAACCTCCATTTGATTTCTTTGGTGGAAGTTCATCTTTCTCTTCATCTGCAAACATAGTAAATAGTACCCCATTATTCCCAACAACCAAACCATTATTTGCAGCAGTAAAATATATGGAATTTAGGTTCTCAGAAGTAAAGCTAGATAATTTATCCCAATTTTTACCGCCATCTGTGGAAGTAAACATTACTCCACTATCTCCAACAGCCCAACCGTTATTTTTATCAATAAAATATATGGAATTTAAAGGATTAGTAGAGTTAATCATCGCTGCCCACCAAATTTTACCACCATCTGTAGTATATGCCACTATTCCAGCCTTACCTACAACCCAACCATTATTTTCATCAATAAAAAATATATCATTTACTTCATCAACATTACTGATACGATGAGTAACAATCCAAGTAGTACCGCCATCTGTTGTGACAGCTACTTGTCCATTACTATCTACTAAAAAACCATTATTTGCATTAGTAAAAAATATGGAATTTATGTTCCTCTCAGAAACAGTAGCCAGAACAATCCATTCCACACCACCATTTTCAGTGTATAGTATTACTCCACCATCACCTGCAGCCCAGCCAATATTTTGATCAATAAAAAATACATCATTTAGATTATTTTGAAAGGTAGTTGGTATTGTAATCCAATTATCACCGCCATCTTCAGTGTATAGTATTATTCCATTATCAGCTACAGCCAAACCATTATTTGGAGTAGGAAAAAATATGGAATTTATATTCTCAGAAATAATACCAGTACCCAGATCAATCCAACCCATACCACCATTATCAGTGTATATTATTGTTCCACCATCACCTGCAGCCCAGCCTTTATTTGCATCAATAAAAAATATATCATTTAGATTGTTTGGTGTACTGCTAACCTGTTCAGACCAAACTACTTGAGCAAATGCTGGAGTAATGCTACTTGTAGATATCATAGATAGAAAAAACAAGATTGGAATTATGCATAGTATATTCATCTTATCTCCAAATCCAACATTTAGATATTATCAGTATATCGTATGATAGATAAAACTTCATATTATTTTCAATCATTTTATACTACTTTATAAGGGTATCTTAATGACTATACGATTTAATATTGAAAACTAATGACTAAAAAAATTCAGATAAGTGTTACGATCTCAAAAGATCTAATAGATTGGATAGATCAAGAAACTGAGGATACTGCAAGATTTTCATCAAGAAGTCATGCAATAGAATATTCACTAAAGGCACTAAGAAATCAGAGATAAGTCTAACAGAGATTTTTATAAAAAAGAACTAGATTAATTTTCTGACTTTTTCCAGTTTTTTGATAATTTGGGTAACATTCTTTTTCATACCTCTAGAATCGCCTCTAAGATATGCCCTTCCTAGTTGAGCTACATCAGCATTAATACCAGCAATATTATATGCTATTTCAAGTTTTTCTCTATATTTTTCTAATAAAATTCCCACATTAATCACCTAAAGAATTTTGTAGCATTCTCCATTTCTTTCACGTTTTCTAATGCGTATCTTTAGAGCTTCAATATCTGCAAGGGTCTTTCTTACTCCTCTCTCATGTTGTGATATCATAGATTTTACTCCTGGAAGATTATACTTTAGATAAGATTTTGCTTTTCTCAGAGAATTTCTTTCATGTTCTAGATCTTGTTTGTAGAATCCTAACTGTGCTTTGAGTTGATTTGTCATGTTTGTTTTGGCTCTATTACTATGCTCCATTATATGCCATCCTTTTTGATTAGTGGTGAAACTTTTTTGCCGATTGTTTTTACACCTGCATCAAGACCCATTACTGTTAGTATTTGGCCTATGATTAGAGAAAATAATACTCCAGGAGTTGCATCAACAGGTAAATTCTCAATAGCTACTACTACCAATTGAGATGCTGCCAAGAATCCAATTACAAATGAAATGGCAGTTATACTAGGGCTGAATTCCTTTAGTGGTTTTCCAACCATACCCATTCCAGTTCTAACACTTATTCCAATAACAGAAATTACTATTGCAATTACTACAACGTCTGAGCTAAACAATAATGATAATAATGGTTCTTCCATGATTTTTTTGGGAAAAATTATTTAAAGGAATTATTTGCTAAGATTTTCTGTAAAAATTATTGTTATTTTTTTTATCAAACTAGTACCAAAGATAGAATTATGACAATTCCAGTTAAAATTCCACCAATCACACAGCTTGCCTTAAAGTGAGTAGAGCCAAAGCCAAATGGATGTCCTGGAACGACTTTACGATTTTTGATCTCTTTTAATTGATCCCACTCTCCTAGCAGAAATCCAACTGCTGCACCCAAGATAAATAGAGAAGCTGAGTTGTTTGTGAAATTTTGTATAATGATGAATAACATTACTAATTCTAGAGATACGTGATAATGTTCATGTGCTTTAAATCTATCAGACTTTGATAATTTGGGTTTTACCCACCAGATAATATCAACTATTAGAGCAGCAAAAAGTCCAAAAAATACAAACGCTAGATCTATCATAAATGGATACTAAAAATTATTATTTATGAGAAGTAATTCTATTTTAAATTCTCTGTCAAGTCTTTGTATGTTTGTTCTAGATCCTCTATCTCATCTATTGCTTCAGGGTGTAATGTTTTAGTTTCTTGTACTTGTCTTCTCAATACAAATGCTGTGGCCTTTTTCATGAGCTTCATGTCTTGAGCCTGTGCGTGTACACACTTGTATAAAATAAACATTGATGAAGCACCACCAATTAATACTGCAAGTATCAGTCCTGCAATTATTTGTATTAATAATTCAGCCATTGAATTTTCCAGCTGCCCATACATGTTTTGTGTGTTTTTTCACACAAAAGAATTATGCAGGAGGAACCAGTATGCCTTGGTTGATTAGATCTTGGATTGCCAAACCACCATTATACAGAAATGTTATTACAAATGTTCCTAAAATGTTGGTTTTTGTCAGTATATCCATATTCATACTATACTATTATAGTATTAAAATACTTGTGTGTTCATCTAATTGTTCTGAAGCATGATGAAGAGAGTGAAGTTTCCCTCTATCCATTTTGCAATAGTTCGTTGTTGAGAGACACTTCTGTACGATAGAATCTATAACTAATACTCGTGCTTTGATTTGGTGCCATGCCTGCACCAAAGAAGTAACCATATTCTTCAGCATAAGATATTACAGCATTTGTTCCAATAGAACCTCCACCCGATGTTCCTGACTGATGATGAATCCTGATTGTATTAAATGGCATTTGGAACCAACTCTTGCCATCATTGGAAGCCCAGAAAATTGGAAGTCTTGAACCACCAGCTGTTGGCTCACCTATTGCCACAAATAATGACAAATCAGATGCTATGGTAAAATCACTAAGGACACCAACATCAGGCATAGAATGGGTTGTCCAAGTGACTCCATTATCTTCTGTGACTAGACTGTTTCCATTACTACGCATCCCAATGAAGATTCCATGTCCCTCAGAAGCTAACAACTTGAAAATATTGCCATCATGTCCAGTGACAGTTGGAATTGCAGTCCAAGTAATTGCATCAGGAGATGTCATCACATCTGCATTATTTTGACCAGTTACCATGTAGAGTCCCTTTACAGAATCAAATGCAATTTTGAGCCATGTTCCACTAGTTGGTGCAGGAGTTGTTCTTCCAGTCCATGTAGTGCCATCAGGTGAAGTATAAACAGATGTTGTTCCATTGACAGCAACTAAGACAAATTGTGAGTCAGCTGCTGACCAAATAACGTCAGTAAGATTAAAATCATTACCAGTGAAAACACCTCCAGTCCAATCTGCTCCTCTATCAGTAGATATTATTATATTGTTTAGACCAAGTGGAATTGGGTCAGAACCTACTGCTATCAATATTTCAGCAACAGGGTCAAATGCCATCCGTACGAAACTAACATCTTGTCTGAAAGCATTCGTTGCTTTTACCCAATTTTGATTGTAATCATCAGAAAAAGTAATACTTGTTGTTTGAGAACCACCACGTCCACTTGCAACTATTCTACCAGGTGTAGCTGCGAATGGTGAAGTAAAGTCAGGTATGGATGGAAGATATATCATATCAAGAGTTGAAGCATCAGGTAGTGGCTCGTCAAAGAAAGACTCCCATCTTTTCAGTCTGTCAAATCCAATACCCACTCTTCCATCAAATACAAAAGAACCAAGTTGGTCAAACCCATCACCATCTTGTCCCAAATCAGGACCAACAGTTACAGCACTTCCAAATTGTTGCCAGAGTTGATTTGAAACTCCAATTGTGAGAGGATTATCAGAAATCAATTGCCACATTGTATTTTCGAATTGACTGCCTTCTTCAACCATGAGAATTATTGATGCAACAAGTTCTGCAGAATCATCAAGATCTGAGCTCCTAGTTAATGGAGCTGTTCCAGTTGTAACAACACCAACATCATAAATTCCATTTTCAGAAGATGTTGCTTGTTCAGTAAGTAAAACACGATCTCCTTCAACCAAGGTTACTCCATCAGTAATGACATCAAATGCTGCAAGACTGGGAACATCAACAAGAGTTTTTGCTCTAGCTGGATCCTTAAAAGCTATAGAACCAGCAGCTCCAGGAGCTCCAGCAGCACCATTTTTTCCAGAAAATTCAAAGATACTGGCAAATGTATGATCAGCATCATATCCATTGAGATTTGCAGGAGTAGTAGCTGCTACGAGTCTTAGCTCTACAGTTACATCAGTTAAAGGAGTAAAAGATATCTCTGCTTTTGGCTGGTTCATTGCCAATACTGCATCACTGTATCTTGAACGTCTTCCAATCTCTGTAGTATTTGTGATGTCAAACCAAACAAGATCTATATCATTTGCAGCACCAAAGAAAGGAGCAACAGCAGCACTCAAGAAATAAGTTTTTCCTATTTTTAACTCAAAAATACCATTGGCTTGCCCTGCTCCAGTTTGTAAAACAATACCACCATCAGCTCCTGTAGGTGGTGTATTTCTATCAAATTCAACATGATCTCCAACTGCAAGATTTGTTATTTGATCTGCTGTGAGATCTGCTGAAACAAAGGTACCAGTTGTTCCTCCTCCTCCAGTTTCAAGATTTTCAGCATAAAATGTTGTACCTCCATCAGTCGTAGTAAATCGTAATACGGTTCTAGCATTTGCAGTATTATCTATTGTAGTAGATGCAGGTATTACATTTCCAGGAAGATTAATTATGTGTCCCCCTACACCATCCATTGTTACATCTAAAATAAACCACATTCCCTTGTTTAATGGAGGAGGTAATGAAAATGCAAAGTCAACATCACCATTTAATGTCATTTTTGCAATCTGACTATCAGTTCGATTAAGAAGAATTTCTAATGTTAAATTACCTAATGTACCAAAATCTCTTACTGGATACCATTCGGGATATGGATTAGTTGCAGCTCCATCTCCAGTTTGTACACCTGTGTTTCTTGTTGATTCATTTCTTGCTACAACTTCAGGAGAAAATGTTTGAATCTCTAATTGCTCAATCTGATCTGTAAGATCTTGAATCCTGTTCTCATCATCATCTATTCTAAATGCCATGATTGCTCCTATGATGATATAACAAATTTATTCACTCCTATCACTTCTACTCTATATCCTTGATTTTGTGTAACAGAATGAGTTACTTCACCTATTACCATTGTTAAAGGACTATTAGGCACTCTAGTTCCCTGAGCTACAAATGTCAATCCTAATCTTAATCGTACATCTCCATATCCATCTAGTGTTTGAAATTGTGGGAAAAATGCTTCTCTTACCTCAATTCCTTCTGCTAGAATTTTCATATTGATGTAATCGCTTTGAGATGTTAAGCTAGACAGTTTTTGTCTTGAATCATTTTGTGATGCATCTCTACTTGATACATAAGAATCCTTGATCAGTGTAAGTTCATCTAATGCTAATTTTGCAGTATCAATTACTACATTAGCAACTGGTTCTTCAAATCCAGATAATAGTTGTAGTCCTACTTGTGTAATGTGTTGAATGAAATTATCAAATAAATCAGTTTCAGCATTTTTGTAAAAAAAGTTTTGATCATATGCATCTTTGTAAAAACAACCCATAGCTTTTACATTTCTCCAATCAAATCTTACACCAGTATATTCTTTTTCTTGCAAAAAGAAATTAAATGGTAAAGTATATCCAAGAAGTGTTACTAATTCATCAATTCTATTGTCATATAATTGCATTTTAGCATCTGGTCCTGCAGGAAATGCTATAGTATCCCATTCACCATTTCTGCGAATTTTAGTTTCAGTATATACAATCCTATCAAACTTGTCAAGAAACCACCATACTATAGGCATGTCATAAATAAAATCAACTAGATCATTGGAATTATCACGAATTGATAATCTCATCTTTACATTTATTCCACGAAGGTTTCCAAGATCTTCAGAATCTAAACCGTTATTCCAACCAGTTAATCCCTTTGGTGTAATATCTAAATTAATAAAATCCAATATTGGTTGTTTATACAAATCACCAACTGCAATTCCTGCACCACCATTTGCTTGTCTTGGCAATGGAAAAAACAAATGCCACCATGCACCTCTACTTGCTTGATTTTGTACATCAGATACTGTATCCCAATCAAATTCATACTCTATTGCAGAAAGTACATCAGTAGCACCTAGAACATTTGTAATACTTTTGATTGGATGTAGTGGTGATGATATTCCTGCATCAGTTGATAAAGTCCAAGCTACTACCCATACAGATCCATCAAACTTGAATATCTGTCCAGTCTCTAAATCCAATACACTGTCTTGTTGTGGTGGACTACCTGCAACAAAGATTGGATCATTTGAGAATCTCCATACTGCAGGAATTACTGATGTATCAAATTGTGCTAGCTTGTTTGCCTGTCCTGCAAAATCACCTGTTGGAGAAGTTCCAACAATAAATCTTTGGCCTTCAAAAATTTCATCAACTGGTTCACTTGTTGGATCATTAACACCAATCTTTGTAACCCATTTGAAAGTAATCGTCTCAAATTCATTATAAAGATCATTTCTATCATAATCAGCTCTTGCCAAATTCATATCAAGTGCAAATCCTACAAATGGTGCAGGAGGGCTAGCATGTCCTGCAGAATTTGTAATCCAAAAATCTGCATCATTAGTCCATGGTGAGAATTCTATTGATGTACTTAGATTATTCCACTCAGTTGGAGATATATCGGGTTGATTATTCAGATTATTATCCACTAGAGATTTGAATAGTTGGATAACACCACTACCAACATCAAATCGTACATAATCTCCTTTAACATAGTTAGTTCCTGCATTGTAAGCTAATGATACCTTTGCATGTTCTACATCTGATGCAAATCTAGTATGCTCCATTGGTAATCTATGAACACTGTTTGCACCTCTTGCAATTACAACATCCTTGAATCTCAGATTATCTGTCTGAAATGTTTGTTTCTCCTCAACTGTAGTTCCACTTGGTGCCAACACATCAAGTATTACACCTGATGATCTAGCTCCAAACTCTTCTGCTTTGATGAATATTGTTTTTGTTGCGTTAGGATCAGGCTCAAAGAAATAATAAAAATCTGTAAATGAACCGCCAACTACTCCAGGATTTGCAAGTCTTTCAATAATTTCAACAAGTGAACGTTGTGCAGTAACTGGTCCTTGTGATAACCAATTTTGTTTTAAAACGTTATCATCAGGTAGATCTATATCTGCAGGATTGTTAATTACAATTAACGGTGCATCTGGTCCTTGATGATTAAAATAATTAAGAATTCTAGTAGTAAACGCCTCTTTTGGTGTTTGTAAAATTAATTGCTCTGAATCTAATGATTCTCTTAATCTATATTCAACTGCAGAAAGTGGTAGAGTTAGAAATAATCCCTTATCTGTATTTTCAATAATTGGTGTTCCTATCTGGAATCGAAATAATTCACCTTCAATGTCAATTTCGTTAGAATCCTTTTGGATAATTTGAGCATCAATCCAAAAATTTGATTTGGTTTCTGAATCAATTAGAATTGGTCCATTTGTAATGAATATTCCATCTACTGAACGAAGTTTTAATACACCATTTCTTGTTTTTTTAATTCCAGAAGAAGTTAATTTTACATCAACTAAATAATCAGTTCCTGTTCCAAGAGAACCTGTTGTATCACCTGCAATAGTAACTGGAGTAACAGTTGGGGCTGTCCTATCAATTAGTGTAATCTTTGCTTCATATGATAAAATTACAGAAGACATTAAACTAAAGTACCGCCTGTTTTTAACGTCAGGATAAATGAAACAACAAACTTGCTTTGGCCTGAAGTTGTAATTTGTAATTTATCTATAAAATATCCTACCTCATCTGTAGGATCAAGATCAAAAGAATCAGTAACAGGATATGCAAGACCAAATATACCAAATTTGTGAAATACTGGCTCTATTTGTAATTTACGAGCAAAGGATTTTAGCTTGTTGATAAATACAGAATCTGCATTTTGTAGTTTTCCACTAACTGTTACAATGTCTTCTAGTCTACCATTATCTTGTAGGAATGTTTTTTTTACCATCAGGGTTTGTAGCAGGATCTATTGATACGTTATTTTGATATGCGTTATCTACAAGTTCAACTATATTATTTTCAGAATCAAACTGTAAGATTTGATCTGATGGGAGATTTGATGGATCTGGAGTTATTGAAGCAGTAGATGAAACTGTTCTAAAATAGATGGCAGGACTAGTAAAGGGCATTAGTAACCATTACTCCTTAGTACGAATCTTCTTTGACCATCTCGCAGATTCTCAGTATTGCTTGTTTGGTTTCTTGCAATGCCTTGAACTAAAGTAGGATTGCCAAGAAATAGTGTGTCACCTCCAATAATGTCAGTTTCTCTTTCTAATCCAATTAGAGATTTTACAGAATCTAATTCTCGTTTTCTAGTATCAAATATTCCACCAGCTCCAAACTGAGCTTGGATTAATGCAAAAACTGTAGTAGCAACAGATAATGCAAATCCAACAGGTAGAAAATTACTTGCTGCACCTAATAATTTTGTAAATGCTGTTCCTTGAAAGTCAGTTAAGAATGAAAGTGCATCTTTAGTTTTTTTCTGTCCTTCTTTTAGTAAATCAACATCGTCTTTTATTTGTCTAAACGAACTACTTCTAACAAATGGTGCAGCTGATGTCTTGTCAGTTGACTTTACAGAATTTGCAAGTTTTGATTCATCTACTCTACTAATTAACGCATTTCCCTGTTTTTTGGTAATTGCTGCTGGTAATGTCGCATCTAATTCATTTGGTGCAAATATTCCTCCTCTTCTAGCTAGTTTTGATTGTTGTATTTTTTCTTCTGCAATATTTTTTCTTTCTGCTAGATCTTCAATCTCTATAACATCATTTTGTAATTCTTGTATTTCTTGTTGTGAAAAAATACTAAATCTAACTTGTTCTACTACTGCCATTATTGGATCACCATTCTATTGAAAAATATTACAGATTCTTGCGTTATCCTTTCTTGAGCGATTGGAAATCTTATCTCTGTAGTTTTTTTAATAATATTGCTTTTTGTGAATCCCTTAACCCAGTGTCCCTTTGAAAATAGTCTTACGTTATTTGTAACCCATGAAAGTGCAGCCTTGCCTACTGCTTTAATAAAATGTCTTTTAGTTCCTTCTTCTCTTGCTTTTGCTACATCAAAACCTAATTCTGATTTGTAATCAGATACTACATCAAACTGGATAAATCCATTATCATTAACAAATAGATTATCAATAAAAGTTCCATCAATGATTTTCTCAGAATATCTAAATGATCTCATTGCAGTTTTTATTGGTTGTAGTATTTCCTGGTCAATTATTTGACGAGCAGATTCTTCGATAAATCTAGGATACTGCATCTCAAATCTAGTTACATTGAATAATAATTTCATCACGTCTTGCTTTGATGAAATATTACTACTCATGTTGCTTGACGATTAGATTCGGTCAATGATTTAATCTCACCAGTTATGGTTACGTTGTAGGAGCCATCAGATTCAACTCTGGATTGTTGTATGTTTAAGATAAAAGCAGTAAATTGAACATGAATGAATTTGTTAGAGCCAGCTTCGGTTTCATTTATTCCCTCAAATGTAGCTAATGGAATTAATCTATCATTAATTATTGCATTCTGATAAAATCCTATTGTTCTAATTTGTGTAGTAGATGATGCTGATGCAGTATCAAATAGATCAGCAGTTAATTTTGTAGTTAGTGAAAATACACTTGAATCACCTATTGATTCTATAGATTTTGTACCATCATCTGAATAGTGTTTTTCAGTATCAGCTATTGTAGTAATTGTAACTGTTTGTAGTTCCTTATAACGAAAAGTATCTCCACCATCTGTAATTCTAAAAAATCCCTTGAATTTTTTTGCTATATTTACTGCTTCATTAAAATCAAGATCTGCCAATAAAGAAATATCTGATAATTATCTTATGAGAAGTATTATGGATTTACTACATCTAATTGTATAATACTAGTTTCCATAGCTGAAAAACCAGTAGAGCTTGCTAACTGTGTAACATACGCTGTTACTATTTCTATTCCAGTAGGACTAGTAATTGTAAATGAATCTGCTGCTCTATTGTCTTTTATTGTTCTTAATGTAGATGTTATTGTTGCTGTGCTTTCAAATTCTGCAAGTATAGTTCTTTTTGATTTTATTACTGCTGTATCTTTTAGTATAAGCGTATCATCTAAAATATCCTCTATATTATCAATATCTCTATCAAGTGGTTTTGAGATTAATGGAATTGGATCAGTAATCCCTGGAACCTCCAAGAAAAACAATGCCCCTATTGTTGCCAAAAGAGTCATTGTAATTACAGTAATTAATTTCCCTCTGGTTTGTTCTTCCCAATTTACATTACTAATTATACTTCTAATAAATATTGGATCAGTTCCTGGACTTGCAGGATCAGAAAATGTTGGTTCATTTTCAGTCATTGTTCTCATGTTTTTAATTAAATCGTATAGTTGTTTTTGGCTATTGACTTGTCTATCTCTGGCTTGAGCCACTACAACTATTTGATATTCCACTGTTACTGATTTTACATTATCAGGAATTGATACACCAATTTCAGGTGATGTTTCTTGTAAATCAGAAGCTGTAGTTACATATGAATAAGGTATTTGTCTTGTTGCTTGGTTTACTTTATTTGCAGGATCACCAAATTCAACAGAACGTAATAATCCAATTGTTGCTCCACTATCAAAAAGATTAGAATCTGCTTTGATACGATCTATTATTCTCTGAATGTTCTTGTTATGGTCTACTACTACCATTTAACTCACCCAAAACACAAATCTTTCTGATGTTTGAAATTCATCATTAGTAGTGAGTTTTACTTTTCCTGCATACTGCCAATTACCAATCAAATCCAGAATAGATTCAGTTTCAGGACTAGTGTTTGTGTATGTTATGAAAAAATTCCCACTGGATGGAGGTTCCTCTATTAGTGTTGCAGTTTTTTCAAATCTTGTTCCATCTGGTTTGTAAAATACTATAAACTGCTCTACAACATCTGATATGTCAATATTAACTTCAGTAACACAATCTACAAGCTTTACTTGAAATTTTCCACCTAAATGATCTAATGCAAAGACTGTAGCCATTATACACACAAATTCTCCTGTACTGATTCAATTACACATAGATCATTTTTGGTACTAGTAGTTACACAAAGATCTGCAGTTACTGTTTTTACTGATGGTGCAACAGTAGTAGTTGTAGCAATTCCTGCAAAGTTTGTTCCAAAGTTTGAACCAAATCCGCCCATCTAGTTAACACTCCTTGAAATTTCTCGCCAAAATGTACCATCAAATACAACAGTTATGGTATCTCCTGCAGAAGCTGTAAAGTCTCCTGCAAGTTCAAATGCAGCAGTATTTGCAGGTGGAGATGCAGTGTTATCATTAACACCTGAATTTGCATCAAATTGCAATACAACTATAGAACCTGCTTGCCAACCAGTTGTAGTCATAAAATCAATATTGGTATTTCCTGTAATATCAAAATAGTTTCCATCTCCAAGAGTTATAGTTGCAGCACCAACAATATCTGCTCCTACACTTCCTTGGAATCTATCACCCATGACAAGATCACCAGAAACAGAGACATCTCCAGCTAGTGATACAACACCTGTACCTTTTGGATTGATATTAATATCGATATTAGTTGCAGTTCCAGTTGCAGATAGTATAGGACCATTAGCAGATATTGCGTTTGTTATTGTAAATTCATTAACAGCAGAAGCTACACTGACAAAAATTATTTGTTCATTGAGGGCTGCATCTACAATAGCAGCAGGATTGAGAATACTAAGACCTTGCATGTCAAAAAGAGTCGATGTAACTTGAAAGAGAAGATCACTGCTAGATCCACCTTGGAAAACCTGGAAATTATTTCCAGTGTTAAATTGTATAGCATTTGCAAAGTCTCCTGATGAATTATCCCAACCAATTTGATTACTATTATCTATTTCAATGAAAAGATTGTTTGATGATGTGTTTAGTTCATCAGAAAATCCATCAACTAATTTGAAAATTTCAAATTTAGAAGTAGATACATTGCTTAAAGCATCTCCATTTGCTTGGAATCTCCAACGAATATTGGCATTATTCATAATATCTAAAATGGATCTATTCACCAAATCTGTCTCATCATTTTGTCTGGCTATGATTCTTAGAGCAGGATTTGCGCCAGTATCGTCTGCTGGGGACATTTGTCCTATTATATCAGCAGCATCACCACCACTACTACCAGATGATTCCATAGTTATGCCAGGACTAAATTGATTAGCAGACGGATTTAGATTTTGGAATCTGATAAATCCATCACTGTTTGAAATTTCTATTCCAACATCTACCTCATCATCAACTAATGTGTAAACAAGCAAATCAGCAACTTGTTGAGTTGTAATATCATGAGTTGCACCAATATCCCATGTTAGTAATTGTCCTGCAAAGTCATGTGCTTCAGTCCAAGGAGTATCAGAGCCACCACCTGCACCAATAAGATCAACTGTAGCCCCATTTTCTCTTACTCGGAATTTATTAGTTGTTAGATTATACCAGATTGATCCATCAAGTGGAGTTGTAGTTACATCACCTGCAACTGGTAAGAGTCTAAAGCCTGTTGCAGCAGCAGCATGAGTAAAGGTTTGTGTAAGTGCAGAACCAAAGACATTCGCAGTATTTAGATATGCAATGTCTGCAGTATCTGTTAAATCAGTACTTGCAGCATTAATATTTGCACCAGTTATAGCAGTTCCATTCCATACACCTGTAGTTATTGTACCAAGTGTTGTAATGCTTGATTGTCCCACATATGCTGCATCAATATCAAAAGTGTGAGTGTCACCAACATCTACTAAAGATATTCTATTTGTAGTTCCAGCAAGAACTTGAGCTGCAGTTGTATCTGCATTAATAGATGTGATTCCAGTACCTCCACCTGCACCTAGATCAACATCAACTCCATTGATTCTTCCAAATATTTGATTGGTTGTTGTGTTAAGCCAAAGATCGCCATTAACTTGTGTAGTTGGATTTCCTGCAATTCCTCCAACATTAAGACCTGCAGTTCCAGCTAATAATCCAAGAAAATCTTGTCTTACTCCAGCAATGTAAAGATTTGCAGTGTTTAGATATGTTATATCTGCAGTGTCAGATAATGATAGAGTTGAATCAAGTTGACCTCCTCCTGCTGCATCTTGATGATTATGTCCAGCATTTGTAAAGCTTGCAATAGTTGGAGTAACAATAGTTGGAGATGTTCCAAAAACTAAGACACCTGTACCAGTTTCATCAGAGATTATACCAGCTAATTGAGCAGAAGTAGTAGCTGCAAAGAAGCTTAGATTATTAGTATCTCTTGCAATATTAACAGTATCTGTTAAATCAGTTGAAGCTATTGTAAGAGTATTTGCAGCAGCAGTAATTGTTTTGTTTGTGAGTATTTGTGCTCCCGTTAAAGTAGCTACAGTTGCATCTATAGATAAAGTATGAGTTGCACCAACATCGACAATTCCCAATCCTGTACCTGCAGCAATTATTTGTGCTGCAGTTGTATCTGCATTAATTGATGTAATTCCAGTAGCAGCAGCAGGAGTAATAAAGACACCATCATCTCTTAGAAATTTTGTTCCATCAGGAGTACCAGTTCCTAAATTTGCAATTGGTACAAGACTTGAAACTAATGGAGCATAACCATTAGCTGCTCCTTTGTTAACTAGATCTTCTTTTCCTGCTAAATCAGCTACAAGATTTTCAATTGCACTTTGTGGAATAAAATTAGGTGAATTATCTCCTGAAACATAATCAATTAGTTGATCTACATTGTCTATTGTTTCATTTGTGGTCTTTGTTGTAACTAGTGTAGTACCATTAGGAATTGTTATTGGAGAAAGTACAGTATCAGTTGCAGGAGGAGTAGGATCTTTTGTGACTCCTTTATTTAGATTTGGAAGAGTTACCAATGAAATTAACTCAAGGTCATACTTTTTGAGAAGTGTTTGTTATTATGCCAGATTTACAATTATATTCATTTGAGAATCATACTAATTGAGTCCTTGATGTTATTCGTTGAATTACTACTGTTCCTGCAAGTAAGCCTGCTGTCAAATCAGTTACCCCTTCTTCAATGAATATTTTTGCGATGGGTGATATTGAGAATGTAGCTTCATTCTCTACAAATGTAGTCTCTATTGCTGCTTGTGCTTCTATTAGAGTCATATATTGTTGCGTTCCATAATAGAATACAACGTTTTCATCACCTGCTGAAATAAATACCCGAATTATTGAATATCGCCCAGGTTGTAGAGCAACTAGAGTTCCTGCACCATTTAGATTCATCAGTGTTGGTTCTAATACATCCGTGGTAGGTTGAGGGAAAAAGACTAGACTTCCTGCACCATCATCAAAGACTTTGAAAAAGTTTGATGCAGGAATTATTACTCTTGGAGGAATGGGTGTAATGTTTGGATCACCTGGATTATTTACAAAATTTCTTCCCCATTGGTTAACTGTAGCTGCTGTAATGGCAAGGGTCAAATCCATTGCTCCTGAAGGAAATAAGAAACCGCCTTCGAGGGTTCTGCCACCTGATAATACTGTCTCTACTATTTCAGTTGCAGAAGTCCCGTAAGCAATTACGGGGTCTGGTATTGGAAATAGTATAATTTGAGCAGCGGTATCGTGAACCTGTCCTCCAAGGTATAGTTCCTCTTCAAGGTTTGTTTGAGTTGGTGATGTATTTCTTACGATAACAGTACCTGTAATGTCAATATACACATGAGACAATGCGTCAGTTAAGTTAGGGTCAGTTATCCCAAGAGTTTGCGGAAATATTATTCTAGTTAGAACAGGATTAATAGGGTCTGTTCTATCTATTATGATACCTTCACCTGCTTCAATATCAAATAACTTGTCATCTCCAGCATTAACTGATTTTGTAAGTCCTTGTAATATTCCTGTGTGTGTTGCGTAATCTAAAACGTGACCTAGAATATCTTTTCTCATTTTCCCTGTACCATTAGCAAACACTATACGGTGATCAAGTTCTACATCAGCAGATGTTTGCTCATCTATTGTTTTCTTAACCATTATGAGGCCACCAAAAATTCTCCATTCTCATTTACCAGATCGTCTCCAAGTTCGTTGATTAGTGTATTGTTAAACTCTAGTGACATGTCAAAAGTGTGAAGACTAGCAGTTGTAACACCTAACAGAAATAGTTGTTTTCCATTATCTTGTCTTATGAATAATCCTTGTGGTGTTGTTTCACCAACTATCAAAGTATCAAGTGAATCAATAAAGAATGCACCTGCTAAACTCCAAGGAGTTGGTAAGATGTATCGTGTTATAGTTTTATCAGTATCAGATATTATAAACATCATTGTACCATTTGGTTTGAATACGATATCTCTTGGTCTCATTGTTTTTGCTGAAATATCTAGCGTATTAACTGGGATTGTATTCAAAGTAGTAATATCATAAGGTACGGTCATATTATACTCCATTATGTCATCTTGGCCATCTACAATGTATAGTTTCAATCCACCTTTACCGATGAACATTCCTTGAGGTGCTCCACCAGTACCACTAGGCAGTACAGATATGCCAGGATCAGACATTGTTGTAATGTCCCAAGGTGTAGATAAGTCAAACTGGTGTACTTCATCACTTCCAGTTCCTGTAATCCAACAAAGTGTACCATCAAGATGCCAGAACATTCCTCTTGGATTTCCTTCTGGCGGATTTACAACAAATGAACCATCAAGAGTAGCTCCATCTGAATTAAATGGGTGCGGTACGCTATATCCATCTATTTTATCAGGATTTGCAGCATCCAGTATAAAATATTTCAGACCATCAGGTTTCCAAGTGATTGATGCATGAAATGCAGCAGTTATTGCATTTTGATTTGGAAAATATGCAGCAGATGATATGTTCCATAATTCATCAAGATGAAACTTTGTAACAGTAGCAAGAGGATCATCAAAAGATAGTGAGAAAAATTCTAATCCGTTTGTTCTAAATATCAAATCACGTGCATTCTCGGCACCTGCAAAAGTAAACACATTACCTGTTGGTGTAGCTGTTGTAATATCCCAAAGAGTCGATAGACTAAATTCCTCAACCATCATGGTAAAACGATCTCCAAGATACATCATATCTCCTTGAGGCTTGAATGCAGCAGAAACAGGATTCATCGTACCTACAGGATCAAATTGTGTATCACTTGATGGAACAAAACTTGTAATGTCCCATGGTACAGGTAATGGAAATCTAACTATAACAGTACCATCTGTAACAAACAAAAAATCACCTTCTGTGCTAAAAACACATTGAAAAGGAGTTGAAGATGGCACTGTAATAGTAAGTGATACAGGAGTATCTACGATACTAGAAACATCCCACGGTACAGGAAGATCATACGCAAAAATCTCAACAGTAGTTACATCCATCACAAACATTTTGGTGCCATCATCTTTGAAGAAGAGACCAGATGGTTCTGCAATATCAGAATCAGTGCTGAATGTGTTTGTAATGGAACCAAATGTGGCAACATCCCATGGAACAGACAAAGTACGTGTTTCAACAAGACCTGCAAGATCTATTGTAAATATTTCAGTACCATCAGGTCGGATGAAAAATCCAAATCTCTCAGAGCTAAACTGTACTACATTATCTGTAATTACTGCATTTTCTAGCTCTTCCCAACCTCCTTTGAATACTTGGGCTGCACTATTTCGAGTCATGACTTTATTGTCCCCTTTACACCAGTAGCTGCAAAGTTTGAATCATTAGTGATTAGTCTAATTTGTAGTCTTCTTCCTGATTGCCATAAAGTATCAGATACTATGGGTACAGGAATTGATGTTGTACTTGTAAACTCGTTAACCATAATTGTTGGACGAGTTGAAAAAATAGTTGTAAAAGTATTAAAATTAATTCCAGTCTCTTTTAGTATATCAAACTCCATTGTACCTCCAGTAGGTGCATTCTTTAGAGAAAATGCAACATTGTTAATTTGCCTACCAACAACTGCAGCTTCTGTTGTGTATAATACCCCTACAGATAATGGTGAGTCTTCATCTGATGCTGCCCATGTGTATGGTGTAATATCAGCAGCTGACACCATTCTTGTTGCATCAGCTAGATCATTTGGATCTTCTGTGGGTATTTTAGTAGAATTTAAAACCTCACCAGCTTTTGGGGGTAACTCAAAGATTCGTATAGTCATGGTGAAAATACTATAACTTCTCCAAAGTTATCTAAGAACTCATTACCATTATTGTCAATCCAAGCAGTTTCTATAGGTGGAATAAATTCACTCTTTATTCCTTGTGGGGAATCAAATCTAGGAATTACGGGTCTGCCAATAATTACTAGTTCTTGCTCTGTAGAAAATCCTTGTGGAGGATCTGGATGCCATAAAGTCATTTATGGAACACGACTCACAATACAACGAATTAGAGTTCCAGCACCCTTTGCTCTAAAATTAACTAAATTACCAGTAGTTACATCAATAAATCTTGATTGACCACCTTCTACTGGATCTCCTTGATTAAATGCTATAAAATTAGCTCCACCATCCAAAGTATACTCTATAATTGTAGATATGGAATAAGCAAAATCAACTACTATTGTACCAAGAACTTTTGTGTTAGATAATAGTATGGTAATGTCTTCTGCAAACCATTCCTCATCTACATTTTTTGCAATTGGAGTTAGAATTGAATCACCTATTTTTCTAATACCTGTATCAATTGGAAAGTCTACCATACTTCAAAACATCATTAATCTTTTAAGAGAATTATAATCTAGATTATCCGAATCGTTGAGATACAAATAGATCATTTTGAGTTGGTAATGGAACTTTAATTTCTCTTGGATCAAATCTTGCAAGAATAGTTTCTGTTCTATTATTTCTAGTTGATATTAATTCCTGGATTAGTCCTCCAGCCATTGGATGATCTTGTGTACCACCTTCTCCGTATAGTTCAATGTTATATTTTTCTAGATAATTTTTTGATTTTTCTATCAATTCGATATCTTCTGCTTGTAATGCTCTGGCATATGCTAGGGCTGCATTATGACATCTAGAAAAAATTTCAGAACCTTCACCAATTGGTGTATCAATATATCTAGCTATTGCAGTTTGAACTTTTCCATTAGCATCATTTACAAATTGTAAATACAAATCATCATCTTGTGTATCTGTGCTTTGTATCATCTTCTTGAAAAAATCAAGTGTCAAATACTGATCTATTGGCTGTACACTCATTTCGCTGGTGGGAAATTGAATCGCTCGTTATATCTTGCCTGCACAACATCTAAATTTCTATTTATTAGATCTGCAGTTTCCTGATAGTCAAATTTTTCATATCTTAAATTATCATCACCAATTGATTCAAGAACTGTGCCAGGTAGATCTCTTAAATCCTCACTTCTATTTCTGAACTGGCCATAGTTAATTCCCATAATTGTAATTATTAAACAAAAGAGAAAAGAACTATTTCTATGCTGCTGGGTCAAATGGTATGGTCATACCAAAGTTTCTAGTTAATTTGGTTAACTGGTCGTTTACTGCAATATACTCGTTAAAGTCTAATTTCTTTACAACTTCAGCATCTCTTTCCTCGTCATAATATCTTCGCATAATTACTGGTCCTTGTCCTAGTCTCATTGCATTTGCTTTGTTAATGGCAAACATTACATCATCATTTGTAATCATTGCATCAACTACTGCTGTGATTCCAGGGATTCCTGGAAATGGCACAACACCACCTGATGGTAATCTCGTTGGGGATAATCCATAAGGACCGCTATTTTCAGTCCATGTATTTGAGGTATAATTAGCATACATTGTAGGAGACATTGCCACATAATCAATTGAGACATCTTCTGCTATCAAAAAGTTTTTGAATAATTCTAAAAGATCATTTCCTGTATTGTTAGTGGAATGAAAGTTTGCACCAATATCTGCTGGTGAGCCAAGCTGAGTTTGTGTATTTGCAATTTTTACTAGTTGATTGATACCTTCTTGGTTTCTACGTCTAAGCATTCCCCAGGCTATTTGGTTCTGGTCAACTTCTTGTGGATTAATGATAGTTCTAATTATATCCTCAATTGGATTGTAAGTTTTTCCTGTTAGTTTCTTTAAATCATAAACAATTTCATCATAGTTTGTCTGAGTAGATCTTGATTCTTCTGATCTATCTAAATATTCAACGTCTTGTGTAGTATCATAGAAGGTCTCTCTGAATTCTAACTGTGGAATATCTCTGTGTATATACATTGCATCAATGTGGAAATACACATCAGGTACTCCTTGAGCTGCTTCAAATAATCTGATTAACTGCAAATGAGTAATGTTCTCTGATTGTGCAATTGTAGTAGCTGCTGCTAAGGATAATCCCTCATTAACTATTCTTGCAAATAATCCACTGGTTCTATCTTGCATTGGTTTTACTTTAGCTGCTAATCCTTTCTCTGTAGGTTTTAGAAGTCTAGCAAAAAGTTTCTGGCCTTCTGGAGCACCATTCTCATGCTGTCCTTCATACACTCTACCATCAGGTAAAATAGTAATTGAACCCTTATACTCAGAACCAGCCATTATGCTTGCACCGTCTCCACTACTACTCTGTCACCAACATCAGTGATCTTTTTTCTAGTTGAATCTGTATTTCTAGTATAAATCTCAAATATTTTTCCAAGATACAAATCAGAAGATTCTAAACCACCAATTACACCAGTAGTATTAGCTACTGCAATGACATCTTCTCCAACAATTAATCCAGCTTCTGTTGTTGTGAAGATCATTCTAGTTCTTGGACCTAAAACTTGGACAGTATCTCCTGCTACTGCAGGTACAATTTCAGGTGCTGCTTTTGCTTGGAATAATCCATCGTTAAAATCACCTGTTGCAACAATTAACTCACCTGTTGCGTTTTTAGTGTAAATTACTCCTTTAACTATAGTAACTCCTGCAAAAATTTCTTCAGTTGTAGTTACAGAATACTGAGGATATGGTACATCTCCTGGTACCATTGGGTTTAGATCAGCCATTATACGCTAACCTCCGCAATTTCTGAGAATGTTTTACCCTTAAGGGCAGTTAACTCACCACCATTAAACTCAAAGTCATCACTTTTTGTAGTTGATGCCTTCATGTTTTTAATTTCAAATATATTATCATCATATTTGCTTAAAATTTCATCATATGTTTTTCCCTTTAGTGATGCATGATATTCATTTACATCTTTTGCAGCAAGACCGTTTTTGGATTTTAGTGATACCAAATCTTCAATCATTGTAGTTGAGGCTTTAGCTTCTAGTGCTGAGAGTCTAGCCATCATCTTTTCGTTTTTTGGACCTTCATGAAGTGCCTTTTTTGCTTTCTTCATTTCTTCATCAACTTCCTGTGCAGCTTTGAGCTCGTCTTTCTCATGTTCAGCTCCACGTAAGCTTGCAACCATTTTTTCGCGTTCTTCTTCATCTATATTTGCAAAAAGTTTTGCATATCTGCCTTTACGAGCTGCATGAGATTTTTCATCATTTTGTTTTTCCTCTTGAGCTGCAAGCTTTGCTTTTAGCTCATCATTTTCTTTTTTTAGAGATTCATCGTCAGGCATACTATTCTGTTTAGCAGTGCAAGAACAAGTTTTAAAAGAACTTTTTGCTTTCTTACCTCTTGATTCTCCACATTCAGAAAATGTAATAGCTAAAGCTTGGTCATCAATTTTAATTCCAGAATCTTTTTTTTCTTTAATTTTGTTTTGTACACATTCACTAGCTGATAACAAAATTAATTGTCCCTTGTGTTTGTACAGTAATGGTATTTCTTGCAGATTAGAAATATTTTCTTGATTAGCAGTTGTAGTATCAGCTGATAGTTTTCCTTGTAGTAATTTTACATCACAGTCTACTCCATCACACATTGTCTTGACAGTAGCAATATCAGTGCCATATGCAGGATTATTCTTCAAAAATGCGTGATGAACAAATTTCCAAGCAGTAGTGTCAATAATTGGTAAATCGTCTCGTCCATGACCTAATACTTGAACACCATTTACTAGAGGCCAGATAAGTGGAGATACGTATTTTATCTCTCGTTTTTTTAGTTTTTCCCAAAATTCATCACTATTTACTTCGTGAATTAGATCTACTGATTCGTTTTTTTCATCTAATATGAAATCAATAATTTTTGTTCTCTCAAAGGGCTTTTGCTTTGCAAGATTTTCCTCAAAGGTATCAGCCTCTACATGATCTAAATCGCATCCATCAGCTCTGCACACTTCATATTCTATTCCAGGAAATTGTAATGCTGTGTGAATGTATTTCTTTATAGAATCCCATGTTGCACGCCACTCGTTTTTATTTCTCTCAGAGTTCATGCCGAATGTTCTAACAAATTTTCCCTCTCGTCCTTTCCAGTTTGTAAGTAAATTTGATTCTGGAATTTCCTTAGCTAGAAGATACATTAATCATGGAACTATTTTTTGTGATAAAAGAAGAATCAGATTATTCTTTTGGAATAGTTGCAGGAATTTGTATATTATTTTTTACGTATTTTGGATGCTTTTGACTTCCCTTTTGTATAATTTTAGGAGTTTTGTTTGGATCACCTAATTGTTTTATTTCATTTTCAAGTTTGGCAATTGTATTTGCTTGGTCTTCTGCTGTTTTTTCTAACTCTTCAATCTTAGAACTATTGTCTTTGTCTTTAACCATGATGTAATTAAAAAAAATAACAATATAAGAATAATTACAAAGTACTCTTTTTGAGAGTTAGCTTATCTTTTCCCATTCCAAAGCTCATTTTGTTTCCACCATTTCCACCAGGAATAGTTTCTGCATCAGTCTCAACCATTCCAGGATAATTAATTAACCCTAATAACTTTCCATATTCTGCATCAGTTAATTGTTTTCTGGCATCCATTTCATTTACTGCCTCTACTTTATCAAACCACTCTGCAATGTTTAGATCATCAAACTTCATGATTACTCTGAATTTCTTTAGCAATTCTTTATCATCAAAGTTCATAATTCTAAACCACTTGTCATATGATTGCGGAGATATTGCACGGTTAATCCATTCCCTCATTGGGTTAATTGTAGTAGCAATTGCTAGTTGGATTTTACCAATCATTGTAGCACGATTACTAGCTGATTCATCATAAAACATTGCGTGAGGCATACCAAGTGTAGCTGCACAATATTTTACTAACGACTCATTCATGTTGATAAAAGAATCCACTTCTGGTTTGTAGTCTATATTATCAAAGCGTGTAAGATCAGGATCTTTCATTAGTATATTTGTAGTAGCTGGAACCATTCTTTGAGATACTAAATTGTATTCATCTTCTTTCTGTGATGCAGTAGAGCCTTCTGGTTTTATTGATAGTAATCCTAATCCTGAATATGCGTTTTCACCCATTGCAACAAAATTAACACCAATGTTTGTTCGTAGTACTCGTAGTGAATCAATCATTGGTAACATGAAAGAATCACCATACCACATTGAATTGTAAGTGTTTGCTGATATGAGTGGATTCCACAGATATATTGAATCATTAATATCTACAAATCCACTAGAGTTATGCCACTGAAACTGCTCTAATCTTGAAGTAAATGGATTGGTCTTGATTATCCCCATTTCTCTTGCATGTGCGTTTTGCACAGAGCTTGGAATGTTGCCGTAATTTTTATCATCAATGCTTACTGGCTCGTCATATCTTGATAGTAAGGCAGATCGATTAAATGTTATAGCATTAAGAATTAGTGCTGCAATTTTATCTTGGAATGATATATCCAAATATCCATCTTTGTCAAATGATAGTTGATTTTCTATCTGAATTAGATCACGGATTATATCATCATGTGAATCAATCTCTTTTTGGTTTTCTTGAGAATCCTCACCAGGATTAATCAGCTCAAGTTCTGGTTTGAATCCTCTACCTACAATGAACTTTACCATAGCTCGTAATAATGGACCACCAATTGTACTACGAGAATGTGCCTCAAATGTAATGTAATCTAGTGACTGTGCAGGATTTGAAAAATATCTAGGAAACCATCTCTGCTTTGTGTTTCGTCTGTAATTGATTTCAGCAGCAGACAGAGCAGTGCCAGTTTTTTCATCATTTACTACCAAGTGCATATATGGCTGCCAATGATTAACTACATCCTCATCATATGCTGTGATATCACCAAAAAGCATTGGCTCAAACTTGGTACGCTTTCCTCTTATTGGACCAGCAGCTGCTGCTATTCGATATTGTTTTCTTTTTGTCTGAGGATCTATGATCTCTTCTTTTATTCCATCAAATCCTTCCCAAGAAATGACTGATTGACCTTTCTCTTTTTTCTTTGAGAACTTTACACTAGTGGTTAGCTTTCGTGCTCTCCAAACTTTGGTTCTATTAATTTTAAATTTTAATGCAATTTGTGAATCTGTAAATTGTGGATAACGAATTATATATTTTGCAATATCATCTAAAGAATATTCTTTTTTCTTTTTGTTCACAAACGTTCATGAATATTTGCTGAACAGTTCATAAAGGAATTATTCTATGTAATATCTCTTGCAAAAACTATCATAACAGCATTAGATTTTCCACTTCCTCCACTGATTGGAACAATTTTAGTTGTTATACTATCAAAATTAGCAGCAGGAAATATAGTTGCTATTTGAAGTACAGGAGAAGTATCAGGAACACCATTTGAATCTAATGTAATTGGGAATCTTGCGTAAAATATTTCACCATCTGGCATAACTAAAAATAATAATAATTAGTTAAAGGAATTATTATAAATCATACTAACTCTCTTCCCAATACTACTACCACTGCTTTACTTTTTCCACTTCCACCAGTCATAGGTATTATCTCAAACATCATATTATCAAATGCAGCTAGAAAAAAATTAGTAGTTAATGCAAGTTGAGGTGAGGTATCTGCGGGAGCATCAATATCTAAAGTAATTGGGAAACGTGCATAAGAGATATTGCCATTTACCATAATTAAAAATAATAATAATTAGTTAAAGGAATTATTATAAAATCATGCAATACTTCTACCAGTTAGAGTGATTACTGCTTTTCTAACAGTGTTTCTGCCAGAGACATCTACAATACTAGTAGATACTATATCAGTTGTAGTAGTACTAAAACCACCACCAATATCTAGAAATATATTATTTGGATCAGCTAGAGCAAGATAATCCAATGTAAGTGGAAGAACAACTGTACGAATATCACCATCTGCCATAATTAAAAACAATGATAATTAGTTAAAGGAATTAATAATCATTAGATGACAAACCATGTTTGTTTAAGACTAGGTTATAATCAGCTAGAGTTCTTGGATTTTTCTTTCTTACTGGACCAATTATAGTCAAGCCACCGCCTAACTTGTTTATCATATATTCCATTGTTACATCTAAAGATAGCATCCATGCATGAAGTAAATCATTGTGTTTTCCCTTGTGTTCAAATTTAATAGATCCATCAGGATTGAGTAGAATTTGTTCATTAATAATTTGTTGTTTTAGAGTTCTAATGTTATTTCTCTCAAAGGGATTTGTTATCTTGTTATGATCTGGAAATGCATATCCATTATCTAAAAAAGTCTTGAACTCTTTGCCATCTGCATTTTAGTTCCAGATTCTCCTTTGGTAAATGGTGTCTTTTTGACTCTATCATCTCCATACTTGTATTCTAGAAAATCAGCTAGTGTCTTTTCATTTGTATAATCAATGTTAATTGCTCGAAAGTTTACATATTTTGCTAGTAATCCTTCTGTTAATTCCTCCCAGGTTGATTTGTATGACTTTTTTTGTAATTGCATTAGCTTGATGAGTAATGGCATCCAAGGTTTGTCTTCAGGAATAGCAGTTGGTAATGCATGTATTGCTATTCCAAAATAATCCCCAACAATAGCTGGGTCCATGCCAATGAATAATTCATAATCATCAATCCTAAAAGGCATCATACACCTCAGTAGCTTCTTGGGAGATTTGATTAACTGAATCCTTGGAAAACCAAGTTTGGTCAGTTGAATAAAAGTCAGCTAAATAGTACATCCCAAATAAGACTCCAAGTCTTTGTTTTTCTTTTTCTATAAATGATTCAGTAATCATTCCACAATCAATTCCAACTTGATATGTATACTTTCTAACCATAATTCCAGATGGAGTTTGTATTTTTCTGCCTTCTTCTAGTTCAACTGCAATTCCATCTCCTTTGAGTGAATCATCTTCATCTACAATATTAAAAACTGGTCCTGATGGTCCTCGTGGTGGACATTCAATTACCATAGTTCCATCAGTATTTGCAAGTCTACTAAATGCACCACCAAATGCTTCGACAAATCTATCTTCAGTCATATCAGCTAAAGTGATATCAGACATGTGAATGTGACATACTCGTTTAAATGAAATCAGTGAACCAGCTGATGTAATACCAAGAGCTATAATTTTAGTTGGTCTATTAGGATCTGCAGGATTTCTCAAATAGATGGTATCAATTTTTGAGCGTTCATCTCGTAATAGTTCTTCTTCAGTAATTGCTCTGTCAATTAAAAAGTCAACATAGATTGAATTGCCTATCATCTTTTTTAAATCCTGGATATGCTCTTTTGCTTTTTCTTTTGATTGAGATATGATTAGAATCTCTTTACCTCTACCTACAGTTAATGCAATGTGTAGATCTTCTAGCAATATCATAGTGGAGAGACCAATTTTTTGAGACTTTAGATATAATCTATATTGAGATAACTCTCTGTCATTCCAGCATTGTATCTGATGTGGTGCTAGAAACTCTACATACTCGTTTGTTTTTTGATTGATGAAATATCCAACATTGTTATAAAATTCAGTTAGATCAGAAGGAATATTATCAACTGGGGCTAAATCTAATGTATCTAGATGTTTTAATAGTTCTGGGTAATTTGCTTCCAGAAAGGTATCAACTAATTGTTGTTTCTGCTTCTTTGATTTTAACATCTACTGACTCCTGTATTTTTTTATTGACGTATTGTTCTGGGTCAAAGTCTGCATCAATCTCATAGATTTTAGTAATGACTGTAGTTAGTTGTGATTCTGTATAGACTAGAGTTTTGTGATTATCTTCATCGTCTTTTAATTTTAAAATTAAATCGCCTAATCTTGTCATTTGTTCTAATAATCTTTGTTTGGCCTCAATCCTTGCAACGCTAGCTCTATGAAACCATTCTAGATCAGACTCTAGCCACCTTGAATTAATAATTTTTATGTCTTTTGAAATGGTATCTAATGCACCTAGTTTCTTGCCATTAATTTTCATTGATGCAATTTTAGTTACACCATAACCCATCTTCATAAATTTCTCAACATGTACCTGTCGTTGTAAGCTTTGAGTTTTTGTGGTCTTACCACCCTTAGATCTTCCAGTTGATACCAGTTGTTTTCTCACTGGAGAAAATTAAGAACTATACTATATGGGAACTATTGATAACTCCAAAGACTAGTCAAGTCTCTAAAGTGACAATTTTTCCTAGTTGGAACATTAATTTCAGCTAGTGGTGGATCTGTACATTGGTATGATTCATGTGGTGTGATTCTATCAAATCTATCACTAGAGACTTGTAGATATTCTACACCAAGCTCATCTGTCCAAATGTAATTAATTTTATCTGTTCTAGTTAAGGTTAGATAAAGATTCTCTGTTTGCTGTTTAAGATGTTTATTTGACATTTTGTATGTTGGTGGTTCATTTAGGGAATCACCTAATACTTGGACACCATCATTAAAGTAGAAATTCTGTGAATTTCTAGGTTTATCCACTACATTAATCATCATAATATGATTGAATGTTTCTTCACGATATGAATACTCTAAATCTACTTTAACACATCTGAGTACATCACCATCAGAATCCTGACATGTTACAGCATAAGATACAGCTGTAACTGTATCATTATCAATTAGATTATCTTTATCATTAATGACAATCTCATCTACATTGATACCTGTATTTGTGCCATTAGAGATTAAATGTACCTCAATTAACACTTCAAGGGAATTTAATGGAACACCTATCTCTTCAGCACCTAAACCAAACTGTACCAATTTCATATTATTAATGCCACCATTCTCATAGACTTTAATCTCGACTAGATTCATCTCACCTACAGTTGCATTGATTAGTGGATATGGAGTGTGCCATTTCTCTACTTGTGTACTAATACCATTGTATACAAAGCCATCATCCACTACTCTTTTGAAATTTTTATCTAATCCCAAAGTTGGAGGAGTA